ACTTTCATTATCTCGTGTTGTTCTTTTTTCTGCCATGTTTCTACTCCTTCACATATTTAGCATATTCTTCAAGCGGAACATTCAGACGTTTCGCAATCGCTATCTGCGAAGCAGTCAACTTGACTGTTCTGCGTCCCTTTGGTGATGACGACTTAGAAGCCGTTGTCCCAGCAGAGGCGACTCTGGGGCTATTAGATTTTTTCGGAGCTTCTGCAAATTTATGCGGAAACTCTGATCTAATCCTATTATCTAATTCAGTATAGTACTCATCGGATGTTGCGTCAAACCCTTCATCCTCAATTAATTGCTTATGTAAACCAAAAGCTGCATAAGTCATCGTCTGATCTGACCCAAACCATGTATTCTTACTTGCCCAATCTTCAGCTTTAGGATCTGGTTTTGGAGGAGCTTGTTGAACTTGAGGTTGTTCTGTTTGTACAGCTTTACCTTCTGCTTCTTTAACAGCTTCTTCTCTCTGAGCTTTTATCTGAGCAAGTCTTGCTTCTTCTAACGCAATTCTAGAAATATTTTGTTGTGCATCATACATTGCATCAACATCGTTTTCTTCTACAGCTTTTCTATAAGCTTCTTTTGCAGCTAGAGATTGAGATTGTACTCTTGTATCAAACTCTCCAACATAAGTAGTGTCTAACTTATTTAATTTTGCCTGTAATTCTTCATTTTGTTTCTTGACAGACTCAGCAAATTTAATTGCTTCGTTACGTTGTCTTTCTTCTTCTCTAAACTTACTTGTTAGTTTAGATATTCTTTTTTTGACTGAATCAGAATAATTTTCTAATTCATCACCTTCTTCTTTAGCTGGTTCTTCAGCTTTTTCTTCTTGTTTTGTTTCTACTACAGGAGTTTCTTCAGAAGCTCCTTCTTCTACAAGTTCAATCTCTTGACCCTCTTCTTCGACTTCTTCTACTTTTAGTTTTTCTTCTTGCATACTAAGCTCCGTATGTTTTGATGTCGTCTGGATCGACAATGGTTGCAATGACTTCATCGTCATTGATTATTCTTACTTCTCCACCCTCTATTTGAAATCTAGAACCAGCATAGCGACCAATACAAACCCAATCGCCCTCCTTACACCAAGCTCCTTCTTCTCCAAATTTGTCTATATCTTTATAAGCAAGAGGCCCAACTTTAGCTACATATGCTGTAACTGTCGCTCGTGCTTCTCTTTCTCTTACTGGATCTGGGACGTAAACACCACCATCAGTCTTTTCTTTACCCATATAAGGCATAACTAATATTCGCCAACCTGTTGGCTGTGGTATTCTTTGTGTTAAACTTAATTTCTTTGCTTCTTCTTCTGCTTTTTTCTTAGCGTTCTGTTGTGCTAGAACGTATTCTGGTACTATCAGACTCATCATCCACCTTTTTTAGCAGGGTTTGTATATGTTCCAACGCATAAGTGAGTCCCTGTATCTCACCTACCATTGCTTTATAATGACCAATATCAGATGCACTGCCACTGGTCAAGGAAATACTTATATCATCCACTCTGGTCTGTAAGTCTTTTTTATACTTTTGCAAGAAATCAGTTATGTACATTAATTATCTTTCTAATATAAAGGAGGTAAACTTGGAGCAAAGTTCTTAGCATAATTTGGAATCACAGGTTCATTAACTCCTCTATAACCATCACCTACACGAAGAGGAGGTAATGATTCTCTAAACTTTTTGAAAGCTTCTGCTTCTGCTATTTGCTTGTCTTTTTTTTCTTGTTCTTTTTTTAAAGCTCTATTTCTTGCTGTTACAGCTAGAGGTGTATTTTCTAGTAGCACACTTAAAGGAGTAGTTTGTCCATAATCTAAGTCTGTATTCAAACCTACTATTCCTTGTAGTTCGGGTGGTAAATTTACTTTTTCAATGAATTCTGTATTATCTCTTTGTAATCCAAGAGTGGCTAGATTAGTTGTAGGTTCAAATGAATATCCTGCATCATCTGATGCCCTAACTTGAGCCTCTGTCAAAATAGGAAATGTAAAATTAGATATACGTTCTGGAATATCTAATTTTCTATTACTTGCATTGGCAAAATAATATCCATCTGTTCCTCTTTGAAGAGCAACTTCATTGGTTCCAGGAAAAGGTCTTGAAGTAGGAAATTGACTCGGTAAATTTGGTACTTCAACATTATAACCTAAATTTTTTAATTTTTGCATGGCTAAATCATTATATTGTGAACCATCATAAAAAGAAGTACTAGGTTCAGATTTTGTTAAAGTATTTCCTTTGTTGGGTCCTGCATCTATTTCGACATTATCAGTTTCTTTTTCCAAGTTTTTTAAAAGTTCTAAAATGTTGTTTGCTGACATATTAGAGCTTATTAAACTTCTTTCTGCGTTTGATATTGAAGGAGCTACAGGAAAATTTGATGAAACTTCTTTACCAACAGTTGTGTTAGCTATGCCTTTTGCATCAGAATCCATAAAAGAATTATTTAAAACATTTGTTCTGTCTATGGTAGGAAAAGTAAGAGGTTTAAAATCAGGGTTGAGTCCTTGTTTTTGTCTTGCTTCTTCAAGATCGGCTATTTCTATTCTTTTCTGATCTTCGGTTATTTCTTCAACTGTCTTACCAGCTTTGCTGTTGTTTAAAAAATCAATACCACCGAAAAGTGAATCTAATCCTCTGCCCACAAGACTAATAAGTCCAGGGCCAGATTGAGCAATATCTGCCAAATCTGTCTGCATAAATCTTTCTACTGGTGAAAAATATTTAGGTTCTCGGTTGTATGATCCTCTAAAATCAGAAGCTATATCACCTGTTAGTTGTGGTCGTAGATAAGATGGTACAGCTAATCCACCTGTTCCACCAAAATTGTTTGTAGGATCTAAACCTCTTGATATATCAAACGCTGCTGCAAATGCAGGATCATAGTTTGCCATACCTCTTACATTGGATCTATTCTGTCCTACTTGAGGTTCAGATAATATATTTGCAGTCGCTTGTGCATAATTATCTTGGTCTTGCTGACTTGGTGGAACGCCACCAGTAGCTCCAGATGAATCTAGTCCACCTTGAATGGACTCCATGTCACTTTTGCTAAAACCAAAATTTTCCAACTACTTGACTCCTCTAAATCCTAGTCCTTGAATAGCTATGCCACCACCACGAAGATTTTTAGTGGCTCCTGCTATTCTATCTGCTTGTGTTGCATTCGGATTATTGTCAATACCAGCTTTAACACTTAGCATACCAAAATTTTCTTGACCACCAGCTTTTCTTTTAGATATTGGGTTAGCTTTTTTTCTTGTCTCGCCCGCTTCTTTCATAGCTTTTTGATTTGCTTCGAAAACTTTTTTACTAAAATCTCTATCTATAGATGCAGTTAAATCTGATTTTGTGTTTTCAAAGTCCCGTAAGTCTTTTATTGTTTTCTCAGATGATTGTTTACCAGATTTTTTAACAGGTTTTTTAACAGGCCCTCGTTTAGGCTTATTTCTTTCTCTGTACTGCTTTTCTGCTTTTGCTCTAATGTCTGCTTTATCTTTTTGGGTCATTAGTCTTTCTATTTTCACCTTAGATACTGGTGCTTTAGGGTTCGTTTCTGAACCGCCCAATTTATATTTCTTTGGTTTCATTACACTCTCCAAGATTTGCGATCCACCGTCCTTGCGACTTCGACCTTTGTTAATTAAGTTCTTAGCTTGATTCTTACTGATTCCTAAATCATCTGCGAATTGCTTTACTCTAACCATTATGACTTCTTTATAACTTTAGTTAATGTTTTAGCTTGTTTTGCATGTGTATTCGAGGCTTTCTTTAAACCCTTAATAACCTTTTTTATCTTATTAATTTTTCTTTTCATTATTTTTTACCCATAAGTTTCATGGCTTGTCCAACACCCTTAATACCAAATGAGCTACTTACGGCTATAAATAATAAATATTGATACCAATCTGGTAAAGTGTTTAATACTTCAAAACCAGTTCTTACATACTCTGTGAATGACGGAATGAAGACCAAAATTGCGGGCAAAAGTAGGACAACTAAAGCAAATTCGTCCTTCCAGCTTCCGTCAGTAGCGTCAGCCATAGACTTTTCCCACTCGACTTCGCCAGCTGCAACTCTCTCTGCAACTTTTGCTTTAGCCATAACAGTAGCAACTTTTGCCTTGCCTTCTGCTTTTGTCTTCTCGACCTTGTTGTCCATCCAGCTAGTTGCTAGATTTGCAATAGGTCCAATTAACGCTGCGAACATTTGCAATCCTTATTAGAAAATCTGCTGTCTATCCAAACTTTACCATAGTATAAGATAAAAAGCCAAATTGTAAATAGTGTTCCTTCTATGTACGATAAATCATTCCACGCATCTAATACCATGTTTTCCATTTGTATCTCCTACTTTGCTATACTTCTTAAACTTTCCATCACGGAGTCAATCGAAGGCTCTTTTCCGTTAGGATTTAATTTACATCTGAAGCTCTTTACACATCCAATTCTGGTGTCCTGGAAAGATAATTCAAATGTTCTATTAGCTCCTTGATATATACATCCAACTTTGCCCTTGTATGTCTTTTGTTTTTTTAATCGGCATATTGTTAGAACCGGTGGTTTAATTATACCTTGATTAATTTTTTGCTGTCTAGTCAGAGATTTACTTTTATATGTATAGCCATCAGCATAAGACTTATTAGAAAATATACTGGCAAGAAGTAATAAAGCTCCACCTACAACTAGAGCAAGAAATAACCAAGCAATACCCTCACCTATCTGTTGCCTCATTTGTTGTTGTTTGTAAATTGTTTGTTGACGTTGTTTTCTTATCTGACCTTCCATCTGCAACAATTCGTCATAGGCTCCTGGACCATGAGTCATATTTAAAAAAATCTTGAGTTCGTATCTCTGTTCCTCAAGTTTCTTTTTTGCAGCGTATGCAGCCATTGCCGCTTCTTCAATAGAACCTGCTTTAAAAAGCTTCCCAAAAAGAGGTGGGTTCTTAGCTTGCTTTTCAGCATTGTCAACATCACTTACGGCTCCCATCCATCTACCAATGTCCCCCGACATTTGTTCAATGTCACGACCAACGGCAAATCCCTGTTTTATTGCAGAGAAAGCTTTTGATGCCACGCCTACGGCTAATGATATAGTTACTGGATCCATGCCCAGATTATATCATATCTTAATTAGGTTTGTTACCCCTCACAGGTGGTGCACCTTTAGACGCAGCAGCTGTATTGATACGATATATGTTCACATCATTACGGTCATCTGCAATGTTTTCCTGCAATTCCTGTCTTTGTTGAGCAAGTTCATAAGCTTGTTGCAACTTAGCCTGATCAATCTGAAAATTCATCTGATCATTCTGAGCTTTTCTTTGTAACTCAGCGGTATCATTCTCAAGCTCTTTCTTTCTAATCTCAACTAAAGGATCAGCCTGTTGCTGTGGTTGTAGAGAAGGCATTACCTCTTTTAGAATCTCACCAACCTGTTGTGCAATTGCTGCTTCAACAGCATCTGGGTCTAGTTGAGGAACTTGCTGACCAGCTAGTTGTGCAGCTTTAATTGACTCTTCAAAGAATTTAACTACCTGATCTCTAGCCATCATTCCAATGTGCTCTTGTGTATGTGACTGAAGCAATATGAAAGTCTGAGGATTTGCTTGTCCAGCTGGTGTTGATAAAAAGGCAATATGTGCTCTAACATGTGCTTCGTGATCTTGTTGCTGGAACACCTGTATAGGCATACCTTTTAGAGCATTTCCGTTCTCGGTTGCCGGATCTACAGGCTGTGGTTGCATCGGAGCAGGCAAAATAGCCTCGATATTCTTGATATCCAACGCATCATACATACGTCTATACGCTTCATGTACATTATGAATCTGTGGAGCAGCTTGAGCTAGTTGTAATTGTGTCTGAGCCAGTGATAATCGCTGTGCCATAGAGAAAATGTTAGGATCTGACACCGGAAGTATGTCTACACGACCATCAAAGTCGGCTTGCATGGTCTCTGGAGGCACATTTCCAACAAAATAAGGGTATGGAACCGGATTTTCACTGAAAATCTCCGCTAACATACGAAATTCTTGCTTTTGAGCGTAATGTAGACGCTTATGTATGGAAGATATGATCTTTGAACCCTGTTCAATCAACGCAACAGTCGTTCCAACAGGTGCATTTGAGTTTACATCCGCTGTTTTTGCGTCTGCAACCTGTGCAAAACGTCTACCAGAATCAACAACCACACCTAAAAGCTGTGCTAGGGTATTTGATGGCTCTTTGTATGGCAATGGGATGATTGAGTTCTTGAGATCTCCGCCTGGGACATCGATGTCCCTAAACTCCCCAGGATTAAGAGGCTCATCATCATTACGAATGCGAACACCACGAGCCTTAAAGCCAGCTGGTAAATTAGAGAGCGTACCTGCATCAATTAACTGCCTTAAAATAGAAGTTGCTGCACGAGAAAGACCTCCGATTGTGTGCAATAAACCGAAGCCATAAAAACCAAATCCTGGTAGAAACTTGAAATGAGTGAAATACTGACGTTTCCTTTTTAATGGGTCTTGTTCTCTAAAGTTTCTAGAAATCGATAACACTTTTCCAGAAGTTTGATCAAGGGTGACAATATAAGGCAACATAATACCCGAAGGATTCCCCTCCATATCCTTGTCTTCAAAACCTTCCAAGTCCAAGTCAATGTGGCATTCCAATAAGGTATAAGAGTCATCAGAATAGTTCGGACGTAGTCCCAACAACTCATCAGCACGCTCTTTGATAGCTCCTTCGTCTTCGCCATCATTCGCTTCAGATAATTCAACATCTTTATATACTCCTGCTACTTGTAGCTTGCGAATGTCATTATATGACATTCTAACAACATGTGTCACCCTCTCCGCTGTTCTTAAATCACTAGCCGAGTACGGAACCACCATATCTTCAGCTGGTACAAACTTGGAAACGGCTCTCTGCTTTGTCTCATCAAAATAAACTTTTTTAAATGTAGAACCCGTCAACGGCAAATAAAATAACATTTGATCTGTGTCTGGATCGTACTCTTCCATGATCTCAGTAATCTGATAATTCATGAAGTCTTCTACACGCTGTGCCTGTGCTTCAGTCTCCTGTGTCGGAGTTCCTAGAACCTGAGTCTTTACTGGCCCGCCACTTGGCAACATCTCTTTATATGATTGTGCTTGAAACTGGGTAACAGCTTCAGAAAGTAAAGGGTGAGTTACACCACTTGCCCCTAAGAAGGGCTCACTTCGATCCTCGTAGTTTATCCCCAGTAACCCTAATCCCTTAGATATAGCTTCTTCCCAATCTTCCCTAGACTCTAAATCTTCACGAAATTTAGATTGAAGATCCGAGGACAAAGAGCCAAGTACATCATCATCTAATACCTCGGCTAAATTAGCATTGTGATCATAAGGCTCGGCAATAACCTCAGTTACCCCCTCTTCCATAAGTTCTATGCCGTCAGGGAGTTGAGCCTCGGTACCCGGTACTTCGATCTGGAGACTGTCTTCTTCGGGCATTACCTGACCTCCTGCTCCCATTGATCCTTCTACCATGCCTGCGATTTGTCTAGGTTGTATTGCCATTATGTTATCCTTGTTTTTTTACTTTTTGTAGGACGTAGTCGATCTGAAAATCGATTAGTAACGGTTTTGCCCTTGCCTTTTTTCACTGTTTTTTTCTTAGTCATTAATAAGTACCTTTAAACATTCCACCACGGTTTTTCATAACACCACCCATATTCATCTTTTTAGTTATATCACCCTTGGGTAGATTTTTTGCTCTTCTATTAAATAATAC